ATAACCACCCAAGCTAGAGTGCATGATACCGCCACTTGCTGCGTTTCAGGATCAAGAGAAGAACCGCCAGCTTCAATTTTTGATCCAGGTGGGCGAAGATTTAATTGGCCCATAGGAGTTGGGCGTTTTACCGATGGCAGATCTATGTTCGCACGTTTGTTAACTTTGGCTTGACGAATTTGCGAAGCAGTCAACGCATCTTGATAGCGAGTATCAGGGTCTTGATCGTAGTAGATGCCTACGTCAGCAGGCCTTGAGGGGGCTGCTTGCGGTTTACCATCCAACATTTTTTGGTATTGAGCAATAGACTCAGAAAGGCTTCCGCCTTTTGCATATGCAGAGGCGCTCATGTCGTCATAGTATTTACCAAGGCTACCGCCGCCCATGCCGCCACCAATATCATTACCACCAGCAAATTGGCCAAGATCACCATAACCGGGGACTGCATACTCACCTTCATTAGATCGGTTTACTAACTCTCTTTTAGCAAGGGTAGGATCAAAACCGCGTACAGTGGAATTGGCCGTTGTTTCTAACTGTCGCGCATCAGCCACGCCATACATAGAGTCGCCAACTCTACCGCTTTGTGTGTCAGCTGTTACGCGATTACGTAATATGTCGTTGTATGCATCCGCCGCCGCAAACTGGCTAGCGTCTTGTGGTTGGCCCGGCACTTGGAATGCGTCTGAACTACGCATAGTCCGTGAAGGTAAAGGCAACGCAACAGGGCCGCCTTCATCGTAGCCAACAGGAATGTTATAAGCGCCAGCACCCATAATGCCGCCTTCTGCATAACGTCTATTTGTAGCTGGGTTGTACTGAAAGTTTGCAGGGTTAGCTGTTGAGCCTTGGAAGTTAGGCGACAGACGATAACGAGACAGTGGCCCGTCATAAGGTTTGTCATTGAACGTAGCGCCAGAAGGATTCATAAGCCCCAAAGCGTTAGCGCCCGTGTACGCAATTGCCATTGCAGGAAACGGATGTTTATCTGCAAACCTTAAAGCTTTGTCAAATCCGGCCTCAAGTCCCGAAGGAGGCTGTAAAACAGAAGTCATTTGGGGGGCAGTTAAACTACTTTCTAGGCTAGAGCCGAGACGCATACTTTGTCCGCCAGTAGGAGCGTTTAATTGATACTGTGGGTTAGGCAATGGGCCTGGACCGGGAGCTACAGTAGCGGATTGATTAAAAAAGTTAGGGTCAGCTCCTTGAATATTTCCTTGCGAATAAGCACCAGGCATCTCAAGTCCCATAGGGGGTGAAGGTGGGGGAGCGGCTAATGCAGGGTTAGCTATACCGCCAGACATATTTATAGCAGAAGCTTCAGCTGGAATAAGGCTTGACTCAAAAGAATAGGGTAAGAAATTATTAGGTGCAACATTTTTAAGGTTCTCTAAACCTGCAGTTGGGTTTGCCGAAGCAACCTGAACTGAAGGTCCTTGGCTAAGGTTTTGTACATTCTGAAGTTGTTGCTCAAATCCTGGAGGAAGTCCAGAATTCATAGCGGCGCTTTGAACTGCCTCTGCTGTAAGAGGAGCGTTTGCAGTCGCCCCTTCAATTCCCATAATGCCAGCTTGTGCAGTTTGTTGGGCGGCTGCTTGCGCAGCAGCAGCTTGTTGGGTAGCAATAGCGGTAGCTTCAGCGGCGGCGGTGGCTTCAGCAACAGCAAGGGCTTCAGCAGCAGCAATAGCTTCAGCAGCGGCGGCGGCTTCAGCAATAGCGGCGGCTTCAAAAGCGGCAAACATAAATGGCATATTAAAACTCCTTAATTTCTGGCGACTCTAAGCCTGTGCCGCGAAGGTTATGTAAACAACACAGCACCACATTGTCAGTCAGCGCCATAAATGCGTGCTTCTTGCCCGCAGGAATCGTAATAACAGCAGGAGCATCAAACCGCCCCATAGACTCACCATCTTGCCAAGCTTCTACAGCGCCATGTGATACCAACGTCACGTGAGGGTGAGTATGAACATGCTGAGATAAAATAGTCTTAGACTTTGGAATTGTATAGGCGCGGACCCATATGTCGTCTACTTCGACAAACTCTACATAGTCAAGATCAATCTTCTTGTACTTAGGGTTATTACTAATAGCTTCAATGTCCATGGCGTTACTCTAGTTAAGGCTAGTTAATAATATCACGTTGAGGTCTTTATGCGAAGCATTTGGCTACCATCTTGTACGCCGTCTTGTGTGTCTCTGTAAACATCACCTAACCTTAAATTAGCAAAGTCAGCTTCAGTTGGTAGTGTGTCTAAATTTAAATTTAGCGTTGCACCGCCCATATCACCGGGGTTGTTTAGCTGGTTAAAGTACAGACGTAAGATGTTGTTTAGCTGACTAAAATAGCGGCTCTCATACGCGTCAGGGGGCAACGGTAGGCTTGGTGGGGTTGCGCTTAGTTCAGCCATCAGCGTCTGCCGTCTGCTCTAATGTCAATTCTAGGAGCACCAAGCTGCCACGTTGTATTAATTTGATTAGAGCCAATCTTAAAAATCATCTGGCGACCGCGCATACGGGTAAAGATCTGCCCCGTAAACTCTTCGGTAATGACATACGTACTACCCTTTACAACAGTACCATCAGCGCTGCTTGTAGTTCCAGAGCCTGAATTGGTCAGACCAAACAGCGTCATGGTTACCTGTGGGGCAACGGCGGCGGGGCTATTAGTAGCATTTCCAAAAGTTAAATCAGGTAAGACGCGCCACACAAAACCAAAGTTATGACCGTCACCAATATCAAACTCAGACGAGCTAATGTAAGCATCAATTGCAACAGCAGTGCCGGTTGTGTTGTCATTTAAACCTGTCTCATGGTTAATCAAGTTACCCGTTAGCGTGGCAGTGACGTAGTTTGCCGCGATAGGAACAGTCTGCAAACCGGAATCCAACCACGCTGTACGCGACATAGTGCCGTAGTACCAGATTTTTTCAAGATAGTTGTAAATAACGTATCTGTCCACTGCAGTACTATTAGCCGAGCAGTAGAACCACCAGATCTCATTGAAGCCTTCGCTTGTCCCAGCAAACACTTGCAGTGATTGTTCTTGGTTTAAATCTTGAAATACGTGGCGGCGCAAGTCGCAAGGTAGCGTGTTAACACGACCATCGTAGACGTAGAACTTATCCACGCCCATCCAGTACACAACGCCTGAAGCAATCACAGCCGCGTTAGGACCCATGATAGAGATGTTATCACCAAGAAGTTGCGGAACCCAAACGTAAGGAGGGCCAAGGTACTGAAGTGAATATATAGCTGAATCAGTAAACACTACAATTTCTTGCCGGGTTTGAACCGTGGTAATAATCTCAGAGCCATGAGATACCCGAATGCTACCCGCTTGGTTTGTAATGTTTGGCGTCCAATTGTAAATACTGTCTTGCGCTGACCAACGAATCAACATGGGGTCAAGCACGTTTGAACCGTAATCATTACTACCAAACGTAATTACAAAACGTGAAGTATCTGATACTGTAAGATTATTTTGTACTGTTGGTACATCCACAATTAAAGAAATATACACACCTGTACCTGTGGAAGCTGTATTAACTTCTGCCCCCGCTGCGTCAAGTAAATTAAAAGTTAAGCCATTTACGTTATATACGTAATATGTTGTAGCAGCGGAAACGTTTGTAGGTAAGGATGTAGTAGCAGCGAACTGAAGCGCCGCACCTTCTGTGTAAGCCTCTGTAGCTGTGACTACTGTAGGGGAAGCGTTGGTAAAAGATACATTACCACCAAGTGTATTGAGTAATACACCACGGGTAGTAACGGTGTTGTTTGCTTCCCAATAATAAATACCGCCTGTGCGGGGGCCATACACTAAATCTTGGCCGTAGTTAATTTGATTCCACAAACGAAGCGCTGATATAGATGTCCCGCCATTACCCCATGTTGTACCCGACTCACCCCAAGTACCAGCGCCCCAACCAAGAAGCGGGACAGGAATTGCAGGGCCAACACCAATTTGATATGTAGCCACAACAGCTGAGCCACCGCCAGGAGAACCAGCGGCATCCGTTGCGTTTGCTGTAGCTGTTGCTGTAAAGGTGTATGTGTTGGCAGTAAGGACTGTAACTTGGTATTCTGCGTTTAATACTGTAGCCGTAATATTCCCACCAAGGCTAACAGCGCCACTGAACGTAACAAAATCTCCTGTCAGTGCGCCATGATTTGTATCTGTTACTGTGATTGTGGCGGAGCCATTTGTAGCTACAAACGGGTTAGCGTTAATAGTAGAAGTTGCACGTATAGGCGTAATGTCGTAATAAAGACCACCTTGATTGATGTAAAACTTAAGGTTTGTACCAACACCAACTAAATTATTGCCGCCAAGCGTTACCCAGTTCCACAATGAACGACATACGCCTTGGAACGTAGCAGCAGAGAAAGGTTGCCAGCCACCAATTACTTCGGGATTACCCTGACGAAAGCGTACCTTGTCGGCCTCGTACCAACCACCCTCGGTGGTATAACGGGTGTTTTCTTTATTGACGCCCGGCTTAAATAAAATCTTAGATAATGGCATCGGTTAATCCAGTAGTGCGCACTCAGCCGTGCGGCGTTTAAGCAGTCCCGGCAGTACCTTACCGCCACCTTTAGTCCAGAGCATCAGTTGTTCTTTTGCGCCTTCCCAATCATTGGCATTGATTTTCCTCTTTAACGTAGATGTTTGCAAGCGTCCCGTGCCCAAATTGTAGGCAAAGTCCACGATGGCGTTGCACCTGCGTTCGTCCAAAATCAGGCCGGGGCAGTTACGCAAAACACCGGGCAAGTACGTATGCTCAAGCTCAATCATCAAAAGGGCGTGGGCCTCTTCCTGACTCATTGGCGCATCTTCTAGCGTTACCTTGCGCTTGTCTGCGTAGTAGGTAGAACCGTAGCCAATTGTGGCTACATTGGCAGGGCAAAGATACGGCTTGGAGCGAAAGCCCTCAAACCGTTTACACATCTCTGCGGCTAGTGCGAGGTTCATAGTCTTGCTCGGATGGATTCAGCCAAAGTGTCACCAGCGTATTCCACACTATCTTTACAAACCTTTGCGCACGCCTCACGCTCGTCTTCAACAGCCTTTTGTACTAACACCTTAATGTTGTAATGAATTGCCTCCAATACTAGTTTTGCCGCCTCATCAGCAGGGACGTCAGGGTTAGCCCAAATGCCATCTTTCGATAAACGCAAAACTTCTACACTTGGCTCATCGCTAGAAAAAATAATTGTGTTTGTCCTCATGCTTGCCCCCTGTCTCGGATTAAATCTAAGCACCATTCAACAGCAATTCTTTCAGCAGGGTCTTCAAGACTGCTGTATTTGTCTCTAATGTCTTCACACACCTTTGCACACGCCTTACGCTCATGCTCTGCTACTAGCTTGGCAAAGCGATTGAACTCTGTTGAATCCCATATCCCAAATCCAAACGTATCAACTGAGTAACCCGCCTGTTTAGCCATCTCAATAATTTTATCTTGTGTCATTTACAAACCCCTCTTAGCCAATGTGCGATCCAAAAACCAGAAGTTAATTGTTCCGGCAAGCAGTGCTGAGAAGTCAGGTGACATCATTATCTTGAACACTTCTACAGGAGGAGCGCCAGTGATCCATGCGTTCCATGCAAACCATACATGGATGAAGCTCCACACAAACAGAACCCAATATGTAACAACTGGCCTGACAGAAGCGGATAGACTAGCCGCCCAACCGCCTGCGGCTTTGACCATTGTGGCTTGTTGCTCTATGGCAGACTGAAACGCATCCATAACGCCTACGTCAATAGCGGCTTCCCGTTGTGCGCCAATCTCGGCTAACTTCTGCTGACCACGCAGGGTTTCTAATTCACATTGGCGTGTAAACATCAACAGTTCATGCTGGCGCTCGTTCTTCTTGTCAAAGAACTTCAGGACTTCGGGAGCCATACGGAACAGACCGCCAAAGATAGAGCCTAGAATACCGCCACTTAATACATCAAACATAGTCAATCCTTACATTTAGATTTGTCGTCATTCTGCATGAGTTTGATACCAGACAGGAACCCAATCATGCCGCCGATAAGTGTAGAAAAAGCGGGTGAAATCATCTTGAATATTTCTGCGTTGTCCACCTCTTTGGCCCAAAGGCCAAGCATAAAGCTGACGACCATAGCCAAAACAGAGATGCACAGGGTGAAGCTGACCATCAGCGTGACCCACAGAGTCAGCTTGTCCTTGGTGTCCATTGACACTTTTTTCACTGGTCTGGGTATCGGCTTTCTGGTCATTTCTTTTCCCGTTCAAGTGCATCCTTGTAGCCATGAACTATCTTTGCTCTAAGCCATGTGGAGTCTGACGCACCCGCCCACTCTGCTAGGTTGTTCCAGATCACCATGTATTCGGTTGACTTGCAGTAGAGCGCATTCTTGTCGAGCCACGCCATCATTTCTTTGTGCCGTATGGTCGGATCGTGGACTGTGTAAGCTATTCCATAGAACTCGCGCACATGACAGCCACTCTTGGCTACGGCTCCAACCAGCCCCAACAGCAGTAACAGAATGAGCCAGCGCATGAGTCATTGCCATATCCAAAGAATCGTAAACGTGCCCCATACAATGAAGCAAGCAATAAAGGCCGCAACAATTAATGCTTCAGCCCAGTCCCACATAGTTAGCCCCAGCTTGCTGTACCAATAACCGCAATCAAAGCGGGTACGTCTGAAGCCGCAGTAATAGCCGCTTCAAGCCTTGCGCACTCAGCAACCACAGCCGCACGTTTAGCTGCAATGTCAGCAGGGATGTCTACGTTTCTCTCAGTTTTTCTTGTTACAACCCAATCGGTCTGAGCCAACATGGAGTTTGCCACCTGTTTAAACTGAGCAATCCATTGGTGCTTCATGCCTCTTGTCACTAGACGTTCTGTGGAGTTGACCATTGCGCCATGCTCACCAACTGTTGGGTCATAGACTTGGACATACATGGGGTTGCCTTGCTCATCAGATTCTTCTCTGTCGTTCAAGAGTTTGGGATTGTCCACGCCCCAATAAAAGCGTTGGTCATACCAAGGTGCAACAACATCAGGCGTTTCTACAATGCCAATGGCTTGCTTTTCCTCAAGGCTCGTCAGGCGTAGCCAATTCTGTGGGTAGCTTGTACCCTCGTGCTGAAACCCCTCATCAGGGTTTAGTGTTCTGCCGTTTAGTGTGAGCATATTGAGTCCTATCGTGCAAGGGAATATTTAAAAGGGTTGTCTGCAAAGGCCATGAAAATCATTGTGTTTCCATTTCCATTAACAAATGCATCAGAATCTCTAATCTTGAATCCATTTGACACAAAGTCCATTTTTGCATAACCAGATGCTTCTGCATCATTTGTATTTGGTCTTAAATAATTATCAACTACATTTGATGTTGACCTAGCATCGTCTTGGATATTCCACGGTTGTGTGGCACTAGCATTTTTAATCATTACAACTGCAGGTCTAAAACCACAATACACAAATGGCGAATCAAGAGAACCAGTTCCTATGTAAGAGCCAATTTTGCTATACCCTGCTATTTCGGCAAAGCAGTAGGCGACAGTAGGCCCTGAATTGTTATTGTACCCACCACCAATCACACCAAAAACAGTAGACGATGGACTTGTAGTTCCCCAATATCCAGTTACTGTATTGGCGGCGGCGGTAGTATTTAAAAACACATATTGGTCAATGCCCAAAGATGTGTGGTACACCGGCCATGGGCCACCATTTCTTTGTTTGACAATAATCATTGATGGTGCAGAACCCAAACCGTGACCAATAGTAGCGGCAACCGCAGTGCCTGTATAGGTCAACACGCTAAACCCACTCGTAGTGCTTGCGCTTACTGTTGAAGTGATAGAGCCTGATGTGTTAGATGAGCCAGAGCCGTTACCTTTCCAACCCCAAGCAATCATTGACCTACCACTTCCGTAGTTTCCAGTACCCATAGTAAATCCATCAGAATCAATGGATGTAATAAGAGTGGTAGCTGTGGTTTCTGCGTTTGTACTATCAGATGAAAGATATATTGTTGAACCAACAATATTGTTTACAAGGTTGTGACCATTCGCATTTTGTCTGTCTTTAATCCACAGAAAATCAGGTTGCAAACCCATACCAGTAACAGCTTGTGTTGTACCAGTTGCAGTCCAAGTCAGTGGATTGAAAAACTTACCCGCTTGCGTAGCCGTAGTCGCCCCAATCGTAGGCGTTGGCAAGTTCTGTGTGCAAAGTGCTTTGAAGCCACTTGGGGCTGTGTAAAGAAATGGGCGTTGACCGAAGTTAAATGTTGCTGATGGGTTTGCGCTATCAGAACGACCCCGAACAAACACTTCTGTTCCCGCAGTAAATGTGAACGATGGCGTTGCACCTTGACCTGTATTATTTTTGTAAAACTTAACAGTACCCGCATCAATGTCAATTGCTACGCCAATAGTGTCACCAGCCGCATAAGTTGCACCCGCAGTTTGCGCTGTGCCATCAAGGTTGTAAATCTCTGATGTGCTTCTGTATGAACCTACATTTGTTCCATTAGGTGCTGATGTTTTACAAATACCAATCAATATACTTGTACCACCAGTTCCAACGGCATTTATCAAACATTCGTAATACCACTTACCGCTACTGACAGAGAATGTGCCACCAAAGTAACTGTCGCCTGTACCACCCGCCAACATATCAAGGTTGCCGTTTGTGATTGCAGGAGTTCCTGCACCATTCTTGTAAAGAGGATTCAATGTGCAGTAATTACCCCGCACAGTCCCACCCACACCAGTATCAGTTCCAAACGATGTTGGCACATCAACAAGAGAGTCATTCCCTGCACCCGCAGTCACGCTGAAGTTATTAGGTGTCCAGTTGTTGCCGTTACCTGAGTAGTCTTTACCCAATGTAGCGGCTGTGGTGTTGCTGTTGTCTGAGAAGTTCAGATAAAAGCCGTTAGTGCCATATGAGCCTGAGTAGGCTTTTGGCCCCCATACGCCTGTCTGTGCGTCTGTCTGACCAAATGATGATGGGGTTAGGGCTTGACCATCGATGAAGTTAATCTCGGTCATGTATTGGTCTGACAGATATGCTGTGTTAGGTCCTGTGCCACCACCAATAATGGTTGAAATTATGCTGTTTATTTGCGTGTCATAGTTCAGAGTTGGGTATGTTCCACTAAGTCCTGTTTGCTCAACATTATTTACATAAAATTTGACACGATTAGAGGCCGTTGCTTGTGTTGTGTCCACATACAGAACAATGTGATACCAAGCAGAAACATCTCTATAAAAAATATTTGAGCTATTAGTATTTACGCCAAATATATCAGTTGCGCCATCATAATATGCAAAGGTTAAAAAATCACCAGTTGATGTGCCAAACGAAAAATAGTTAAACGCTGAACCATTTACTGTGGCAAGCATTGCATTACCAGAATTTAGTTGAGAACGTTTTACCCATGTGCTAAATGTGTATGTTTTACGATTTGTTGCACTTGCGGGGGTACGGCTTAGATAAGTAGAATCTGCGCTGTTAAAACGCAAACTGCGTGAGATTTGATAGCCGCCACTAGGACGGGTTAGCAATGTGTCTTTAGCCGCAAACATTATGCAAACGCCTGTGCGTATGTGCCAAACCAAGATGTGCCGTTAGCCACAAAGGTCAGAATATCAATGGCTGATGCCGTTGCTGTAATTGTTGGCGCAACTCCACCGGGGAACTTCACGGATGTAAAGGTAGCTGTTGTCATGCCAGTAGCGGCTTGCGTCAGAATCAGAATAAATGATTTACCCGCAGTAGCTGTTGGCATTGTGAATGTGCAAGCAGTTGAAGCAGTCAATGTTGCAGTTAAAACTGTTCCAGTTGTTAATACCAAAGTGCTTGCCGCGCCCACAGTCCCCAGCGCTTGCACAGTTTCAACATAATTGGTAACAGTTGGGTTGGTCAGGGTCTTGTTGGTTAGAGTGTCAGTTGTCGCTCTGCCCACTAAGGTGTCTGTGCTTGTTGGTAGTGTTAATGTGCCAGTGTTTGTAATGCTTGAGATTACTGGCGTTGTCAGCGTTGGTGAGGTTGCGAAAACAAGAGCACCAGAACCCGTTTCATCCGTTACTGCTGACGCAAGGTTTGCGCTAGAAGGAGTTCCAAGGAATGTTAAAACTCCCGTGCCTGTTGTATTACTTGTAAGTCCGCCGCTACCGTTATTTGTTAAAAGCTGACCAGCACTTCCAACGGGCGTTACATTTCCAGAAGTGTCTGCTGTCCCAAGCCCACTTGTAATAATTTGCCATGCACTACTGTGAGAATAATAAAGTTTTCCAGTGGAGTGTAAATGAGCAACCGCGCCATGATTAGCTTGCCCAGCAGTCGGTAGTGTGCTTCCAAAATAAAATGGAATTACCGAGCCTGTAAGTTCTGCGCCAGTAATAGCACTACTGAAAGAATTAACAGCGTCTACAACATTTGTGCCATCGTTGTACACCAAAGTAGTTGTACCAGCAGGGACAAGTATGCCTGTACCCGTGGTGTTCTTAATTGTCTTAGCGCCTGTACCAGTGTTTTTAATGAGGTAAAACTTCTCAATCTGGCAGTTAGAACCCAAGATTAAGTTACCCGCATAACCTATACCAGCACCACTTTCTGTGATGTTTAAACGCAAGTTTCTGGCTGACTGAGTGGTTGCAGAGTCTGTTAATGTAAGTGTTACATCTGCGGCAGATGGGAAATTTACGGTGGCAGAGCCTGTAATGGCTTCACCTAAGATTGCATCACCAAGGTTAACGTTGGTGGCCGTTCCCCATGTACCCGAGTTTTGCCCTGTTTCAAGCAACTCTATTTTTAGCGATGACCATGTACTTGCCATTTTTAACTCCTAAGTCGTAACCGCAGTCCAGTTTGCTGTCTGCGTATTATCAATTACATTCCAAGCAAATGCTTGTGCAACTGTCCCAACCGATCCGGTTGCTGACACGCCCGTTAACGCCAGTGATTTACTTACCCCCACTGAACCTATAAAACCTGTACCTACTACCCCAATCAAAGCCGCTGCAAATGTTGGAGAGCCGGTTCCAACAAGACCCGTGGCCGATACGCCTATCAATTGATAATTGATATCAACAAACGTTCCAACCGACCCCTCAAACCCTGTACCGCTTACCCCTGTTAAAGCAACAACGTTTGCTATTCCAACAGACCCAACATCTCCAGTACCCGATAAACCCGTTAAAGCTATTGTGGGTGAACTGGATGTAGTTCCAACACTTCCAACAGCGCCCGTTGCTCCAACACCTGCGAGCGTAGCCTGACTACCGCCCCAAGTATTATCACCCCAAGCGCCATCGCCCCATGCTGTTGCCATGACTTATCAATTACGCAATTCGGAGCAATCCGGTCGTTGCATCATTGGTTGGCATGGTTAACGTAAACGTACCCGCAGCAACTGTTTGCGCCGTGAATGTGTAAACAGCTACAGACTTTTTACCCGCGTTTGTGTCGTTGTACAAAAGCATCGCATCAAACGATGTAGACAAAGTAACTGAGGTATACACAATACTTGCAGATGGCGTAATAAAAGATGTTGTTCCTGTACTGCTTGGTGCTGTACCAAACGTTACTGTTACTCCGCCAGCGGTATAACCAGAACCAGACACTTCAGTGACTGCGCCTGTGTAAGATGTAGTTGAAGCATTTAAAGTGCTGGCCGCCGTAAACAAGGCCGCTTTAAACGTATCAGCAGTGGATACTGTATGAGCAGGAACGCCCGTACCGTTAAACGCATGAACTGCGTTAAATAAGTCCACCTTAAATGAGGTGGTCATCGCTTGTGTATTTGCCATGATATTTCCTTAAAATTCAGCAGTTTCACCAAAACTTACAACGGTACGTTTTAATTGAACATGAACCGAGCGATGTACAAGTTCACCTTCCAACCAGTACTCAACCCAGTTGGTTGTTTCATTCTCATTATCAATAGTTCCTTCACGCTTTTCAAGCAATGATTCGTCCATATCGCCTTTTGTCGTGGTAATCAATTTGAACTCCTAATAAGAGCCGCCGTAGCGGTGTTTGCGGGCATAGTGATTGTAAACGTGGTTGTAGAAGTTTTGTCAGAACCAAAGTCCAACACTGCTATAGATGGATTACCGGCAACGGTATCGTTGTAAATTAAAGCACATCTAGCCGTGATAGCCCCCGTCCATGAGATGTTTGGGAAGCTCACAAAAGCTGTGTATCCAGAGGACGACACCGTGATAGGCGTTAGTATTGCCCCGCCATTAATGTAAGTGCCTGTATTGGCTACTTCGTTTGTAGCTGAATACGCTGTTGTGTCTTCGTTTAAATCTGCGCTGGCTGTATACAAAGCAATTCTAATAACGTCAGTTGTCAGGTCATGAATACCTTGGTACAACTGCGCCTTAAAACTTGTGGTCTGAGTTTGAACAATAGACATCAGGTCACCGCCTGTCTATACTGACCAGAACGATAAGCGTCTTGACGCTCCATACCATCGCCCAGACGTTTAGCCAACGCTAATGCTTCCATAAACTTCTGGTTGTACAGAGTCATCATGTCTGCCTCACCCTTCATGTAGGTGTAAGCCTCAACCAACGATGCGTACAAAAGCACGGGGTCAAAGTTATCACCTAACCAAGATGTGAACGGTGCCACAGTAATGCTTGGTGGATAGAAGAAATAGTGCAACTCCGCCCCGTATGCGGCGTCTGGTGTAGGGCCAAGAATAAAAGTCAACTCGGCTGCGTTGTCTGAACGTGGGCCAAACAACGCATAGTACCTAGGAATTCCCGTGTCTGTGGGCTGGGGATACGCCTGTCGGATAAAGTTAACATCTTTGTTTAACAAGTACTCGTACTCACCACTGGCGTTAATAATAGCTAAAGAATACACCGCTAAGAAATCCGTGGGGCACTGCAAGTACTTATTGTTTGTTGTGGTTGTACCTGTCACATTTTGGCGAAGCGACGGAAACTGCACCGAGTTAAATATACGCTCTTCAGCTTGCTGAACGAACACGGGAATATTAGCCACGAAATCTGCTTCCGTGTTCTCCGTGTACGCTTGGATCGCGTTGCTGAGTTGCGTGTAATTCATGCCATCGGGCCTCTAGCAATTGTGCCTTTGGTTGCCGCGCCATTACCACGGGTGACGATACCGGATGTCTTAGTGGTTTCGTTACCAGCAGCTTTGCTGATGTTGCCGATAGACATATTGATAGTATCGGCTTTACTGCGGTTTGGGGGAATGCCGGGGTTTGTAGATGGGACAACAGGCGCACCACTCATGGTGTGGGGCTTGGCGTACGCAGAAGCAGGTAAATTGTTAATTTTGGCCATGTTATTTCCCCTGATTTGCAACTTTGGCCATACCGCGGCCATACTGAAGCATCATCTCATTGGTCTTACCACCCTTGGCAAGCTTTGTAGGCTTTTTGCCGGGGTGCATGTTCTTCTCATGTTTACCAATGGCAGACTTCACCATCTTCTTGTCTTGTGTCATGTCTTTCATAACTAACTCCTAAGTAACTGTTACTGTAACTGTACCAACAAACGTCGTTGCCACCAAGTAGTTTGGTGTCAAAGCGACATCAAAATTACTCGACCCACCAACGGGCGACCATCCCCACTGAACATCCCGCGAACCACCAGTCAAACTGCCACTAGCGTTAACGCCTGCCGTCACGTACGTTGTGTCCTTGCGGGGATCACGCACAGCCTGTGGATCATCTACTGGGTACATACCCAACTGCAACTGCGGCTGATCTGGATCCCAACACACCGGGCACACCATCAAATTGTAAAGCTTTGTCTTGATGACTTCTTTTTTTAAAGCCGTCAATTTAAATTGTTGGCCGCACCTATCGCACATGGCGATACTGTTCTTACCGGATGCAAAGCGATTGCCCATTTACGTGCCGCTAGTTTATGTACATCTGACGTGGAACAAAACGAACCGAAGCCTTTTCACGATCTTCATCAGCGGCCAACTGCCAAGCTTCGTCGTACTGTTGCTTTAAGATGGGCAAACGATCTGCGCCACCTTCAATCTTGAGAGCCAAATAATAGGCTAAGCCTGCCACCATACAGGGCAGGAAGCGGAAAGGTACGTCCATCGTGCGTACACCCCCACCAGCATCATCAATACGGCGCATGCGCCAGTAAACAAACTGATACGTTGCACTGCTGTCTGGAGTTGGCCAGAGGGTCACAGAGGGCAGATTCTGCGTGAAGACCGCTGTGCCGGTTGTGTGCACCGCTGCTGTTGTGCCGTTCTGCCCACGGAAGCAGTTACTGAGCACGTTGCCAGAGATGTAGCCGTACTGAATAGTCTCACTGTCAATCAAAATAAAACCGGTGGCAGGAAGCCCCACAACAGAAGTTAACGTAATGGTGGTGGCCGTAGCTGTGATCCCGCCGTTAAGCGTAGTGCCAATAGAAGAAGTCTGGCCATCCAAACGCTGATACCACACCTGAATAGGGCGGGCTTGTTGCAGTTTGTTGGGGATCGTGGCATAGGTAGAAACACTAATACGCGTGATGGTCAGGTCAGCCTGCGTAGATGCGCTACCCGCGCCCGTGCGAATGACATGCTCAAGTAGATCCACTGTATCTACGGGTAGTGCGTAGTTGTTTAGACCCGGAGTCAGGTTAATTGTCCCCTGCTCAAACGTCCACATGTTGACACCACGGTTTGCCCAATCAGCAAACATCAAATTCAATGAACGACGGGCTGTACGTAAGTCGTAACCCGTACGCAACTCCGAACCAGCGCGTTCAAACGCTTCCTCAACCAACTCAGTGAGGTCAAGGTTAAACGCTGTGGTTCCTGAAGTGGTCATTTAGCAAATCTTTCCACGGGTTTTACCCTTAGTGGCAATACCGTCAGCGCGTGAAGAAGCAGAACCGCCAGAAGCCATTTTCTTAACTTTACCGCCGCGCTTCATGGCTGACGCACCGGCATTTAACTCTTCGTCTCGTGGCTTAGACCCACCGCTGCCACTGCCCTCACGCATAACATCCCTAATATTTCGCTCTGCGCCGCGCTCAATTGCGCGTGGGTCTGTAGTAGGCTGACCAAAATAATCAACATCAACAGCTTTGCCTTCAGTTTGAGCACGCGCTAAATCTCGTTCGTGGCGCCGCATAGCTTCGGTAGCAACGGCTTCACTTTTTGTAGGCTGTCCGTAGTAATCAACATAAGTAGGCATTATCTAAACCCCGCAGTTTTCTTTGCAATCGTTTTGGGTTGTGCTACGAATTGTTTACCGGCGGCTTTTCCGGCTCGCTTGGCTTTGGTCGTCGCAGCGTACTCACTAGCGCTGAGACTTTTGATCGCAGCTTTTGGAAGGTATCGTTCACCAGTGTCAGAAGATTTTTTACCACTTTTGGTTGTCCAATCTTGTTTGCCCCAGTCTTTTAGAGACTGTTGCGGTTTAGCTAATCCACCACCTGCCATTTTCTTCTTTCCAGCGCAGTGCGCCTTCTGTGAAAACCCCTTTGGGTTGTCGCAATCAATCGACGCTTTGTACTTTTTTGACCATGTCATTTATAGCCACCGCCTGCGGCTTTGTATCGTTTAGCCATGACTTGCGCTTTACGGGCTGACCACTGCCCTGCGCCCGTACCTACAATTGCCGCAGCTTTTACGCTGTTGAAAATCCGTTTGCGTAACTCAGGCTTGGTGTAATTACCCGCCTCGTTTACCTTGGATTTGACCTTCCCACCCTCTTTGTACTGGGTAAAGTCAGTGTTGTCCCGCCGGGCTTTCTTCTTGCCCTTGGGCATTTTAGAGGGGGCGATGTCCCCCATACCGCGGCTAGCCATCATAGTTAGCACATCTTTCCGCGGGTCTTGCCTTTAGTGGCAATACCGTCAGCGCGAGAAGAAGCTGAACCACCATTTTTCATGCCCATAGCAGAACGAATACGTTCGTTAACAGAACGCTTATCGGTAGTACTACTGCCGCTTCTGGCGCTCTCACGATTTGCCTTTGCGCGTTCTGACACGGACATTTTGGTTTTGTCAGCGGGGGCCATTTGTGATTCTTCAAACTCACGACGACCACTTCTAATGTTAGAGGGGTCAATAAGTTTAGGCTCAGGCTCGTCAAAGCCTCTTCTTACGGCTTTAGGCTTTGTTTTAGGCTTTGTTTTAGGCTCGGCCTTTGTTGTATACGAAGTGCCAGACTCGCCATATTCTTTGGCGTTGGGGTTTTTCAACGCCATGTCTTCGCGTTTATTTGCCTCTTCCATGTCGTCAATTGGGCCGCCGTCTTGGTAACGTCTTTTCATGTCGACTCCTTAGCAGGCTTTGCCGCCGCTCTTTAGCATCTTGCCTTTAGTCTTGCCTTTAACAGCAATACCATCAGCGCGTTTAGAGGCAGAACCGCCATTGGCCATACCGCCCATGTTCATTTTTTTCATGCCGCCGTTTTTCATACCTCTGCCATCATTGAGAAAAGCGGGTTTACCGTCTTTCATGGGCATACCGCCACCAGCCATACCGCCTTTAGCCATCTTTTTCATGGCTGAATCTTTCATCATCTTGCCGTCAGGCATCTTGTGCATGCCGTCTTTTTTCTTAGCCATCATTGCCATGAAGCCGGGATTCATTTTGCTTGCCATAGTAGTACCACCTTTTAAAAATTTGCGGTTCTATTCCGCGTTTGAAGAATCTTTTTTCCTGCGAATTAACTCAGCAAAAGGTTTACCCGCAATCATTTCAGTGATTCGCATACCTGTCCACACAATTGTGAACAGCGCGGCAACCGCAGGGAGTAGTTGCATTACCGTACCAATAGCCGTAACAGCGGCAACGCCATCCGCTACATTCTTTAAGGTTTCGACGTTCTCTTGGTTCATACCATTCGCCCTTTTGTCTTGCCCTTGGTGGCACAGCCATCAGCCGCAGTTACATAGCCGCCATCCTTACAGTTCCACGCCCTCAAAGACTTATTGATCCGTGAATCTGGATCGTTGGCAGTCTTGGCGCTTGTCAGTTTTTTCTTCATACCACTCATCCTTGCGCAGAACGAGTCGCGCCGTGAGCCGCCCTCGGGTTGAGGAGCTTTCAATCCAGGTTTGCCGGGGTTGGCCGCGTTGTACGAAGCCCGTCCCTTGGCGTTCAAGCCACCCTTCTCGGATTTGCCCTCTTTGCGAGTCCATGCTGGAGACTTAGCCATAAAAAATTGTGACTGAAGTTACGTTCGTCACAGTTCCATGAACATTGGTGCTGAATAAAACACCCTCGCCCGGAAATATAAGATACGTAGGTTGCGTAGCAGAAGCTACGGTGTTAAGCGTCATAACGGTTGTGCCGCCTGACCCACCATCTTTAAATATCACACTGCCAGCCGTAGCTGTTGGAACCATGTAAACAGCTTTGACCCTTGTTCTAGCAAGAGCAGTAGGTGTTTGATTGGTAAATTGCCCCGTAGCAGTTAGCGGGACACTTGCCTGTACATCAGTTTGCATCGACATAGGATGCTCCTAATTAAGCAGTGCGTGTAAACACGTACGCTGTTGCGCTAGAGAACATAATGGTGAAACGAGCTAAACCTGTTGCGCCAGCGGCAATCGTCAAGTCACCAAATGAGCCGGGAGTGTCAGCGGCAGCAGTGGACAAGATACCGTTAACCGCAACAACCACAGTTACAACCGATGCACCAGCGGTGTTGTCAATGTATAGATCCAACGAAGTGCCCTGAGTAGCATTTAAAGCGGCACCCAACAAAGTACCTGTTGGCAGTGTGATGGATGTAGTAGAAGCTGAAGTAGAAGTGATGTAGCCAGTAGCAACTTGCGCCGCAGTAGCTGTAGCCGTTGCGTTAATTGCGTTTGCGGCGGTGACTTGGTGGCCAGTAATAAATCCGTTTTGGGATGTGACTGGGCCGTTGAACGTGGTATTAGCCATGATTTTTCCTTACATGCAAGTGAGGGTGTTCTGTCTGCATGTCGTCAGCCGGGACTGTCAGAACACCGGAAAAGCCCGGAATAAAAACAATATACAACAAAATAAAAGGGGGCACAAGGCCCCCTTCAAATATTTCCTAAGAAATATTAGGTCGAACCGGGGGAGCCAAAGACGCCCAATGGATCGCTGAAGCCAAAGCTGTAACGCTCACGGGCTTTGTAACGAACGTTACCTGTATCAAAGTCACCGTCCATGCCAGTAGTCAAGGCCATACGCTCAAAGTGCTTCAGGCCGTTAGGAACGTCTGTGCACAAGA